GTTCAGGTTAACCTGCATACCCTGCTTGTATAGCTTTGCAACGTCAAGAACCTGGTCAACCTGTACCTCACCAAAATCTGGCTGGAACTGTAGCTCTAGACCGTTCATTGTGTAACCTACGTTACGGAAGTCTGCGTCATTTGCTAGGGTTTCACGGTATGTTCCTGTTGTATTTCCCACAGTTCCTTCAGCTTGGTAAGCTGGAAGACCTGCGTCGGTCAATACTCCTGCTTCGTATGTAAACAAAGCAGCTGCACCAACGATAATGTTAGTGCTTGTACCTCTTGTATATGCCATTTAATTCACCTCTTCTTTTTATAGATAATAGGCGTGTTTCCTCAAAACTAAGTATATCAGACTATTTTAAATAATCTCTTTTGTGGATAATCTTGCTTCTGGAGACCAGCTTGAGCTAGTCAACTCTGGCTTCTGGTGATAGTCATATTCAATGATAATCTTGTTACCGCCGTAGGTTCTAGCTGTTCCAAAGTCAATAATGTCTCTGGACTCCTCTAGCTGATACACCTTAAAGTTGTGGAAATAGAACATGTTATCAATTAGGTCTGGATTCTGCTGAGTCCCCAGATTTACCTGTCTGTTTGATGCCCAGTTATTAACTTCTTGGGCAGTCTCGTCTCCTCGATCCATAAGTCTTAAAACCTGTTCTTGAATTTGAACCATCTTCTCAATAGGGTTTTCTCCATTGGCATAAAAGTAATACATGACTTGTTCGCATTTGATGTGAGGAAAGCTTTTTCTATTCATTTTAATTAGTCTATCCCAGGTGGCCATGGTTCCTCCCGTAGGAAAATATGACGTAAGGTCATTGATAGTTGAAGGCAAAGTTGGGAAAAATGGTGTATCTAAGTTGGTGTTTTCTAAAATCTTGCTCTGCAAGTATTTATTTATCCATAACACTGGTGTGTTTAATAGTGAATCATTAGCCAATCTTGTTTACCCCCGCATTCGCCATCCATTTAAATCCAGTAGATACTCCAGCAGACTTTCCGAGTCTTTTGCCCCTGTCCAAATTTTTCTTATATGCTACTGGGTTTTCCAAGTAAGCGGCAATTCCGCTTGTCCTTAAGAATGCTTGAGTAAAGTATTTATTAAAAAAGTTATCAAATACTTGCTCAAACTGTTCTTGGGTTTGTCCTCCAGGATTAAAAACAGTTACAGGAGTTTTTGTAAAAACTTCTTCGTCATTGTCAGTAAATCTTAAAGCTTGAGCTTGCTTGGGAACAATAGTTACAGGAATTCCTTCTTCCATAATTCTTGCCTTGTCGTAAAAGGGCTCTCTTGAACCATCTTGAATTGTCTTAGATTGTCTAAACGAAGAATTAAAAGAAAGTCCTAAATTACTAACAGTATAGTTAACGTCATAAAGCCTTCCATCTGGGCTACCCACCTTGTTCCATTCATAGACGTGATGGAGAATTGACGGGTTAACCCTTGCATTTGAATCTATGTAACCCTTTAGCATTTCTACAGTCTGAAAACCCAAATTCTTTAAAAGTTCTTGCTTTCCCAACTGAACACCATCTAAAAAACCAATGGAATAATCCATCATCTTGTTCATGTCTTTGGCAAATTTTCTAGTGTCAAATTTTGTTATCATAGGTCAGCGGCCTGATTCTCTGATCTACGAAGAACTATTCTATAGTATTCCACTGATCCAAAAGGTCCAGTAAAAGGCTCTACCGTAGCTACCTCAAAAAGTGTTGATTTCCCTGCACGTGGTCCAGCAGTTTCAACGTATATCTCATTAAGGGTTTTGTCCTTAATGTTTGTTACAATTACGTTTGTAATAGAGTTTTGGTCCTGATTAGTTGAAAACCTGATGTCAGTTCTTGTTCTGCCCAACATGATTGTGTCTTGAGTAATGTTTGCATTTGGCTTTACGTCTTCTTTAAAAGCTGCACCAGCAGAGCTAAAGTTACAGGCAATAGTCTTGTCATGAATCCAGTTTTTCTTAACGTTACCATAAGGACCCTGGTCTACAATAGGGTAGTAGATGTCTGCAAGCATTGGAAAAATTATTGACGTGTTTTCGCAGGTAGCCACTATAAGACTCCAAGTCTAGTAATAGACTTAGCGTACTTTGAAAGTATCTTGTCTACTATGATGTTTCCTGTTCCCTCGAATACCCTGCTATCAAACTGTAGTCTAAACTGGTCTGTGTTATAGGCAGAAATATATCTTTGGTAGTAGTCATTTCTGCCACACTTGATGTCATCAATCAGCAGAGTTGCTGCTCTAACGATGTCTGAGGGCACTGTGGGGTATCCCACCTCTAAAACAAACTTGTAGTCATATCCATTAGGAAAGCCTCGTAGGGGAGGTAGGTTAGCGTCTACAAGGTCTGAACCAGCTGCAGGCAATACTAGAGGGGCCTGCTCGTTTCTATTAACCCTGTCTACGGCAACTTCTGTGATTGCTGTCTTATCTCTAGTTATTTCGTAAGTGCGGTCTGTAACTAATTCGTTATTTTCATATACAGATAAAATTCTTTTTGCATCCCACCACAAAGGTATATAGTCTGCTCCAAGCCCAACTACTTCTAGTGTCTTCTTTTTGTAGTAAAACCCTTCTGGAATAACTGAGTCAATAACTGCCCTAGCAATTTCTTCATACTTTGTGTATTCTGCAATTTCTGAAGCAGTCTCTCCAAGACTTTCTGGAGTAACATAAGGTCTAACAAGCTCAATTGTGTCGTCATAAATGGGAATCTCTTGTCCATTTACAGAATCAAACTCTACTCTATAGTTGCTATCGTATTTTGAAGAAAGTGTATAAGAAAAGCTATCTCCAGCCTCACCAGTATGATCTGTAATAACCTCAGACAAGTCGGAAAGGTCTGTAACCCTTATGTAAAAATTTGTCTCTTGAGTATACCATTCTGGCACCACAAAGTTTAAAGTGAGATCATCGTGCGGGGCTAGTCTTAATAATTCCATTACTTACCAAAATCTCTAGCAACTTCTTCTGGAGTAGCAATTCTAATATGATCACGGGTTGCCCATTTTTCTGAGGCTTCCTTGGTTACAATATTGTATCCACGATAAACTTTTCCTACTCCAGACCAGGTAACATTTCTTGTAGAGTAAACTGCTACTGCGTCTTTTTCTTTTGTTGTTTTTGGCTTAGCAGTTTCTTTTTTGTCTGCACTTGATGAACCAATTACGTTTTCTTTATTAGAGGTCACGGATAGATCTGGGCTAGTGGCTAGCTTCTCAGAGGAAATTACGTTTTCACGTTCCTCTTGAGCCTTTACGGCTTCTTTGTATTTTTCTACAAGTTCGTGAGGAATTAGGGCCTCTCCGTCTTCTAATTTAGCAAGTGGTACATCTTTAAATTCTGAATTATTGTTTTCGGACATGAGTGTCTCCTTCTTTACCTTTAATTATAACAGATATTAGAAAAGGGGGCAAGAGATTTTATTCTCCTGCCCCCAATCTTAGTAGGTTGCGTTAGACTTTAGGAGTCGCTAGCGTTTGAGTCAGCGAACGCAATGGCGTCCTCTTCCTCCCACTGAATACCAAAACGTACGAATACGGTGTACTCAATGGTGTCCTTCTTAGGAACGTACTGGCGGTTCACTGTGATGTCTCTCTGGAAACCCCATACACGGTTCTGTGGGAATGTAAGGTCTACATATCCTGCAGGGTAGTAAGGAACTTCCTGAACATCGATGCCTAGAACACGGGTAGTGCGAGCACCACCGAATGTCTGGCCCTGGCCGTCAAGGTAAGCCTGGGTGTTAGCCGCAGTGTTACCGTTGTGACCTAGTGCCTCAGCAATTGCATCTGATAGGGTTCCGTTGTTCTTAACGATTCCCTGGAATGCGTCTGTACCAGCGTAGAACTTAAGATTGCTCTTAAGTGCACGGTACTTCCTTGGCAATGCAAGAATAATCTTCTGCATTACGTCTGGAGTCCATGCGTTGTCTGCAACTGTTACAACTGCTTCGTGTGCATCTCCTGTTGTGGCCTTGTTAACAAACCCGTCCATGATGGATAGGAATGCATCTGAGCCAGTACCAGTACCGTTGATAGCTAGATCCTCAATGTCATTTGCAAATGCATTTGTCATCAAACGAACTAGGTGGTCTTCAAGAGCACCACCTTCAACGTTGTCTTCTAGTGCTTCAGCTGAAACTTCCCAGTCTAGACGAATCTTCTTGGTAGAAAGTTCGACCTTTGAGAATGTTGCACCTGTGTTTGTGTATACGGCATTAGCCTGGGCTGCTGCACGAATTACACGCTCTCCTACGTTAACTTTTTCAAGCTCCATAGAGTTGGCTCGCATAGTTACACGACGACCATCTTTGGCGAGAACTGTGGCATCCCATACGTAGTCAATAAAACGACGTGCCTGTTCAGGGCGTAGGATACCGCTTGCCGCATCACCCGAAGGATTTACGGCATTTGGACCACTTGTTACTCCTAGTGTTGCTGTTGGGATGTTGCCTAGGGTGTTTAGTCCTGGGTTTGATACATCACCAATTCCTCCAGACGCAAAAGCACCTTCGCCATTAACTTCGTTAGCACCAGCACCTGGATAGTTTTTAATAATCTCTTCCGACATAATTGTCACCTCCTGTGATTTTGTTTATCTAAATAGATCGGCAGTTTTGAGGAAACGTCCGCCCCATAGGGATTTCTGAACCTGTTCTGGTTCAGATTCCTGAACGATCTCGCCTAGATCGCCAGACTTGCGGAAAGCTGTGTCTGCTTCTACTGCATCCACTCTCTTTCCAAACTCATTAAACTGTCCCTTGGCTTCTGTTACCTCATTTTTTACAGAGTCAATTGACTTGCTTAGTGCAGATACCTGCTCGTGTAGAGCTTTTACGGTATTTGCTAGATCGCTAAAGGCTGATGTTAGAGTACTTTGGATTTCAGTAACTGCATTAACAATTACCTCATCTGACTTAGATACCCCTTCTTCCTCGGCTACAGCTTCAGACTTCATTTCATCCTGGGACTTCATTTCGTCTTCATCCATGTCATCAGACTTAACTTCTTCCTCATCCATTGATTTCTCTTCGGATTTGGCTTCGTCATTGTCCATAGACTTTTCTACTGCATCTTCGGTTGTGGCGTCTGCCTCTGGAGCGACCTGTGATTCTTCTACTACCTCGTCAGACTTCTCTACGACGTCTTCTGTGATTGTTTTTTCACTCATAGGACTTACCTCCTTCTTCATCTCAATTGTATTAATGCCTTTAGCACTATCAACTAAGAACTTTATCATATCTGTTTTTTCGTTATCGTTTTTCTCAACGAAACCTATGTTTTGCATTGGAGTTCCAGTTGTAGGACTCTGCTCAGCATCATTTTCTGACAACATGACTATGCCAGATTCTGCATCCCAAAATACGTTTTCAATTGGTGTGTCTAAGCTTTCGCCCTTGATCATATCTACTCCGTCAACTTTTTCGACAGATAAAACATTTGCAAACTGATTTGCAGGATTATCTACCAGAGACAATTCTACCAGATCATAGTCTTTAATAATTCTAATTTTTGCGTCCATTTTTTCGTCGTATCCGTCATCCCACTTGTTCATCTTTCCACCAATAGAAAAGCCAGAAAGAGTGCCATCTAGGACCTTTTCCCAAGTGTCCTGGGCACCCTTTGAGATGTATGTGGAAACGTAAACTCCAGAATAGAACTTCTTGGACTCTGGATCAAAGTATTTATCTTCTTTAAAAGAGATCATTTTTCCAACTGCTGTTGGCTGATGCATTTCTCTGATGTTGCCCCGAAACTTAGAAAAGGCTCTGACGCTTGCATCTGTTGTGACTATGTCAGCTTGCTTATCGATGTTATCGAGTGTAGCAAAGCCAGAGACAATACGTCTCTCCACGTCCACTTTACTGAACGGCATTGATAGGCGAACGTTGTCACCT